GGCGAAGCTCGAAGCGCCACTGGTCCCAACTGTCTCGATCAAGGGGACGAGATGGATCAAGGGCGACTGACGGATAAAAGAGAAGACCGTATCCAGGCTTACCAGCACCCTTTCAATGGTCTCACCGTGCGAACGGGGCAGGGTATAGCAGTTCTGCTTAGCCAACCGGCCCAGTGCCGACACCGCCCAAGCAACAATAGCCTCGCGCTCATCGAGCAGGATGTCCTCAGCCAGATTGATATTGCGCTCAGCCTCAGCCAGCGCCAAGTTGAAGACCAGGATCAGCCAGCGCCGCAGGAAGCCCTCCGACATATCGTCCGACTGCGGCAAATGGTTCGAGGCGAACCAGTGCATGCAGCCCGGTGAGACCTTGAACGCCTGCTGGTTCTTGTGCTGGACGGTGATCGGGTCTCCGGTAATGATCTGCTTGAAGATCTGACCATCGATCTTGGACTTCTCGTGCATCTCGCCCCCGATGTTCAGCATCTTGCCGACCATCTGCGCCGGCAGGAACTTGTCTGCCCACTGGTTGGGGGAGGTTGCCGAGACCAGCTCTGGCGGCAGCAGGCCTTCGAGGATCTTCAAAATCGTCGACTTGCCCGACCCCGCCTCGCCATAAAGCAACACCGCCCGGCTCATCTTCGGCCCCAGGCCGAAGAGTGTAGCGCACAGGGCCTCTTGAAGAGCCAGCACCTTGTCATCACCATCCACGTCACCACCCCAAGCATCCTTCAGCAGTTTGAAGAACTTTGGCGCCATCGCAGCCTTCTCGGGAACGTATGAGTAGGGAAGCACATGGACCTGCCCGAACTTGGCGTCGTGGGAAACCAGCTCGCCCTCGGCAGTGAGGAAGCCATTGACGAAATTGATGCCCACGATGGGGACCTCAGCCAGAGGCTTCGTCACCATATTACGAAAAGTCCGCAGGATGCCGTCATAGTCTCCATCACGCTTGCATGTCGGCAGCCCCGAGTAGCGGGTGGTGATGTGCTGCCTCAGCTCGGCAGCGTCCTTTTCGGCCCAGTAGATCCCAGACCACTCACGAAACTTGCCGTCCCAGTGCCGGATCTCAGCCCGGTCGTTCAGATCGTCGATCATATGATTTACTATCTCCGCATGGTCTTCACCACGAAGGCCGCCTTGGCGGAAGGTGGCGAGTTGCTTCCTCAGCGCCGGGAGGGGTGTGCGCACTCCCGGCGTCTGGGAAAGAATTTTCAGCAGGTGCTCGACCTGCATTGTGTCGAGATTGGTCGACCGCTTGATGGTCTGTAAAATGCGCTGAACCAGCTCCAGTCGAGCCTCTTCGTTCATCGAAGCGTCCAAGCTCTGGCGGAAGTCGTCGAGAATGGCTTGGTAGGGCCACTGCTGCTCGTCCTGACCGAACTCCAGACCGAGACCGGCCAGTTCTTCCTCGCTCAGATCCTTTTCCCACCCGACCGGCAGGGGCCGCCCATGCTCCCGAACATCACGGGTGATGAACTTCAGCATCTTCCGAACCGCCTCGTCGGGGTCCAGGTTGTCGCCGCTGCTCTTTTCGGTGTAGTCCTGTGCCCACTGGCGGATCTGCCCGACCGCATCACGAACGGTCAGGTAACCTCGCATCACATCATTGGCGAACAACCCGGCCTTGCTGGTGCAGATGTTATCCCGCGACGACTTCGGCACCACCTCGGTCATCCGCGAATGGCCGTTCAGGGATAGCTTCATGCCGCCCAGTGCCAGCGCCCCTCGGACATTCTTCTCGAAGTCCCGAGGCAGTGGCGGCAGGTGCCCAAGCACGTTGAGCAGATCACAGTTCGCGGTATAAGGCAGGCTGGTATCCGGGTGGATCGACGGAGGCAGGACAATCTGCCGTCCGGTGCTCTGCACCTCGAAGATGGTCTGCCCCTCAGCGGTCTTGATCGAGAACGACTTCTCGTCGCTCATCTTATAGATGCCCATGTAGCCCTTCGCGCCGACGCGCTTCCAGGGCGACTTGTTCGGCATGATGCTCTCGATCAGGCTGATCGTGCTCGGAACATCGGTATCAACATCGGTGGTGACCACCTTGTTGAAAACCCCCGTAGGCAGGCCGATGTTGCAGTTGGCATACCGGACCAGCCAGTCTGCCTGTTCCTCCGCCGTCGCCATCCGCAGGCCGAATTTCGACCATTCAGCCAGCGCAGGCCGCTTCTGCCCGGCGATCAGAGGAATGACTGAGTACCCAGCCGCCCAATATTTAGGAGCCCACTCCTCAAAAATGCCTTTCTTCGTCTCCATCAGAGAACCTCCAACCGGGCGATCAACGCGGTGCGCTGGTCAGGTGTCATCAGGTCCTCAACGGCGTCGAGGATCGTTTGTCGGAACTTGGCCATCTCCTTGTGGCCCAGAGATTTGTCCCCAATCACGATGAGACGCTCCAGCAGGCCTGCCTGAGCCTTGAGGATTTGGATGTTCTCGCCCGTGTCGCTGGTCCCGAGCTTGAGGCGCTCCAGTTGGGTGTAGAGCTGCCGCGACTTGGCGGCGCTATCTTCCCAATTCCGAGGATCAAGCAGATCCACGCTCTCAACCATCCCAACCGTCCCAGCCACAACATCTTGTGCCTTGAACTTCAGCTTTAACCAGTCCTTGACGTGCTGGGGGTAGGTACAGAAGGGCCGGTCCAGGTATTCCGGGTCCTCCAACAGCCTCTGGCAGATCTGCTTAAAGGGCAACAATTTGTCCGACGTGATGGCGGGGAGGGTCACAGAAGACCTCGACTTCTCGATGAGCGGGAGTCGACAAAGCTACGCCCCGCAACCGGCCTCTAGCAAGAGCTTATACTTATCGGTTACTAACTGCCATCAGACGGTTACTAACCGTTACGTCCAATCTTCTCAGATTTACTATATGCTGCCGGCATGGCTGACGCTTGCACCCAATCTTTTGTCGAACAGCTCAAGTCCCGCTACAGCGTGGACGCCCTCAACATGTCCACCACCGACTGGGTCTGTCGGAATACCTCCCTGAAGGGCAAGCCATTCAGCACCGAAGGCTATGAGTTCCAGCGTCAAATCCTCGACGACATGCACCCCAACCTCTCGGTGGCAAAGATCAGTCAGGTGGGCGCCTCGGAGCTTCAGATCCGCAAGATCCTGGCCTTCCTGGAGCGCAACCAGGGCACGACGGGGATCTTCACCCTGCCCAGTCAGCCGATGCGCGACCGCCTGGCCAAGACCCGTGTGAAGCCGATCATCGACGGTGACGAGGTGTTCAACAAGGAACGGGATCGGGGGGCTGTCCGTAGTGCGTTGCTCTACCAGATCGGCCAGAGCTTCCTCCACCTCAGCGACTGCACGGAGGGTTCGGCCACCAGCACGCCCGCTGACATCTTGCTGCACGACGAAATCGACCTCTCCGACCAGCGGATGCTTGCCCTTTTCGGCTCCCGCCTGCAAAACTCGGACATCAAGATCCGCCAGAGCTTCAGCACTCCGACCCATGTCAGCTTCGGTGTCGACGCCGCTTTCGCGGCCTCCGACCAGCACGAGTACCTCTGCCGATGCACGGCCTGTAACCACTACCAGATCCCTGACTTCGCCCGCAGCCATGTCACCATCCCTGGCCTGTCGGACGAGTTCGAGTGCCTCAGCGAGATCGAGGCGCACCACGTCTCCCAGCTCGATCTCTCGCAGGCCTATGTGACCTGTGAACGCTGCGGCCGAGCCCTTGACCTGACCGATCCCAGCCTGCGTGAGTGGGTGCCGACATACCCCAGCGTCCGCAACGCCCGTGGCTACCAGATCCGGCCCTTCAGCACCTCGCGGCTGCCGATCACCTACATCATCGACCAGCTCCTGACCTACAAGCGCAACAACTTCATCCGAGGTTGGTGGAACACGGTGATTGGGAGGGCCTTCACGGCAGGCAATGAGCGGCTCTCGGTTGCCGACATCGAGGCTTGCCTCGACAGCCCCCTGATGCCTGACCTGCCAGAAGGCTCCCCGATCAGCGTCGGGATCGATAGCGGCATCATGTGCCATGTCGTCCTCTTCAAGGGGGCCGACCCCCACACCAGCCCGATCTTCTCGATGGAGGTGATCCACTCCGAGGCCTTGGTCGAGCATATCCGCATGCTCGCCAAGCGGTACAAGATCGTGACCGGCGGCATGGATCGACACCCCCAGACCGTCCTGGCCAATCAGGTCTTCGAGGCATCCGGCAACACCATCTGGCCCATCGAATACCGGGGAACCAAGGAGCTGCACCCGGTCAAAGACGCTACTGGCGACAACATCACGCACTTCCAGTGCGACCGCACGGCACTGCTGGACAAAGTAGCCGTCCGCGTCCGAGGCCGCTCGCTCAAGATGGCCGGGTATGGTGTTCAGAAGCAGGTCATTATCAACCATCTGACCAACATGGTCCGCGACGAGAAGCCTGAACAGCCTGCTGTGTGGTTAAAGCTGAAGCCTGAAGACCATCTGTTTCATGCTATTGGCTTTGGGATTACTAGTAAACATATTCATAGCTACCTCACATCGGCAGACGAAACGGACAGGCGTCAAGTCGTCGCCCTGTTTGGCCTTAACACTTCGCCCATGCGCGGCATCAACAATACTCGCCAAGCCCTTGCCACTGGTCCTCTCGGCTGATATAACACTCAACCATGAGCATTCTCTCTGGTCTCAAGAACTTGGTACTACCAAAGCAGGCGCCCAAACAGGCGACGGCGTTCACTGGCACATATAATCCATATCTCAATGGATTGTACCTGCCGATCCCCCAGTTCCGAGATCATCTGAATGATATTCAGGACCTGCGGCAGAACCACGACAGCCAGCAGCTCCAGCAGCTGCTGTTCCGTCAGGACCCCGACGTCAGCGCGACCGTCAATGCTTACCTGACCCTGGCCGACACCGACCTGATCCTCTATGTCCGCAAGCCTGACGGGACCTTCGATGAGGAGGGGCACCAGACCGCCCTGCAGCTGATCCAGACGCTGACCATCCGCTCGGACTACACCGGCTACAAATATGTCCTGTCGATGAAGGGGATCTGCGAGCGCCTGCGCTATCTGGTCCTGCTGCGCGGCGCCCTGGCTGTCGAGCTAGTACTTGACAAATACAAAGCCCCCGCTCGGCTGAACATGGTCGACGCCCACACCTTATGGTGGATGGAAGACGAGGCTGGGGTCTATACCTGCAAGCAGCGGACGACCACGACCGGCCAGTTCATCGACCTGTCGAACCTGCCGACCTTCTTCACGGCGTTCTACCGCCAGGACCCGCTGACCATCTACCCCGATGGCTGTTTCGTCTCGGCCATCAACACGCTCGCCGCCCGGCAGCAGGTGATCAACGACCTGTACCGGATCATGCAGTCGACCGGCTATCCTCGGATCGACATCAAGGTCCTCGAAGAGAACCTGATCAAGAACGCCCCGGCCGCCGTCCGCAATGACAGCCAGCAGCTCCGCAGCTGGGTCGCCGCCCGGCTGAACGACATCACGTCCTCCATGGCCAGGATGCGAGCCGACCAGCCCTTCGCCCACACCGACAGCGTCGAGGTCTCGATCCTCAACGACAAGAACCCCGGCGTCGGGATCGACATCTCCCAGGTGATCAACGTCCTCAACGGGCAGAACCAAGCCGCCCTGAAGACGATGGCGACCGTGATCGGGCGTGGCGAAAGCGGCGTCAATACAGCCTCAGTCGAAGCCAACATTTTCAGCAAGAACGCCGACCAGATCAACCGCCCGGTCGCCGACATCCTCTCCCAGGTCCTGACCTACGCTCTGCGCCTCACCGGCAGCGAGAGCATCGTCGAGGCCAGTTTCAAGTCAGCGGAGATGCGGTCGTGGTCCGAGCTGGAGCCACAGGTGACCCTCAGGCAGGCTCGCCTCCTGGAGTTGCTCAGCCTGGGGCTGATCGATGACATCGAATTTTCCCAGCAGCTTTTCTCACGCCCACCCTTGAAAGGTGCGCCGAAGCTGAGCGGAACTGGCTTCATGCAGCCTCAGACCTCGACGGGCAACCCCGACGGGTCACAGGGCGTGCAAGATCATTCCAATTCGGACCCCCTAGGCCGTGGCATCCAACCCGCCGGCAGCAAGCAAGCTAAGGGCATGGTCAAATCCAACACTGTGAAGAAGAGCCCGGCGGTTAAGGCAGCTCTTCAACAGCTTCTTTCTGGGCTAGGGGATGACGAATGACAACGGAGGCCGCCGTGGATAACGAGCGCCGGTTCGCAATCCTTGAGACAACCCTCAACTCGATCAACGAGAACCTGACCTCACTCAAGATCGGGATGGATGAAGTTCGCAAAGGCCTTGCCAAGATCGAGGCCTTGGAAGAGCGGCAGAACAACAGCTCGGCGGCTATCGACCGAGCCTTCAAAGCCAACGAGACCCTGGCCGCCAAGGTCGAGAAGAACGCCGAAAACGTCGATCTCAAGCTCGCGGCCCATGCCAAGACCGACGAAGATCACCACGTCATGTCGGACAAGCGGTCGGAGGCCAATACCGACCGCATCCAGGATGTGGACCGCCAGGTCAACAAATGGGTCAACCGCATGATCGGCATCTGGCTGGCTGCGTCGATCCTTCTAGGCATCGTCCAGCTGTTGATCGTCGGCTATGCCACCGACATCAAGAATGAGGTGATCGCCCACCGCAACGATATTGGGGTGCTCCAGACCCAGGTCAGCGTGCTGAACCAAGTCGTCGACCCTGCGCATAGCAAGGGGCAGTCGACGGGGAAGTAGGTTTTCCTGATCCACCGAGATCAAGGTCGTACTCGGAACAGGAGGTCAACATGAGCTTAAAGATCGCTGACGCCCGAGTGAAGGAACTCCTCGGCCACAGCTCCCTCAGCAATCCCGAATGGGTGAGGCCTTACTTCCCAGATTGGGTGGAGCAGATTAATTCAACCCTCGTCATAATCGAGTATGAGAACTCCTCAAGGGGAATGCTCACCCATGTCTCTAAGTATCTAAAATTATCAAGGGACAACAGCGGCGTAACTTTTGATGTACATTTGGTGGAAAGCCAACACCACCAAGCAAATCATAGACAAGACCGAGAGCTATCTATGTTTCTTGCTACCCTACGCTCAAGCAATATCACCTTCACTTTCCACGCCTGCAATGGGTCTGAGGATGCTCTTATAAGAGTAAGGGATGATGCAGTAATAAAGAAAAACCGGCTAGTTTACTAGTAAGGCTAAAGTAAACGATAAACAACTGTATTGACCAGCAGGCGGCAGTTCAGTACACTGCCGACCATGCTCAAAGAAATTGCCCCGACCCCGGAGATCGCCGCCGCCCTCACCAAGTCCTACGGTGGGCCAGTTGATTTGTCCTCGGTGGCGATTTTCGAGACCATCGCCCTGAACACTTCGCCGATCAGCAAACGTGGATCGCTTTATGACCAAGCCGTGCCGCAGCTCTCGCTTCTCCAAGGAATGGCTGATTACGTCAGTGCGGGTGGTGCTGTTCCTCTGCACACTCTTCATATGCAGGGCTATGAGCTGCCGGTCGGGCGCGTCTTTATGGCTGAGGTCTTTGACGCATCTGAGCTGCGCTGCCTCTTCTATCTCAGCCGGAACGATCCCACTGCCACTGATCTGATCGCCAAGCTGAACGCCAACGTCATCGACGAGGTTTCGGTCGGCATCCTCCCCCAGCAGATCTGCTGCTCCGAATGCGGCTTCGACTACCTGGGCGCGGACGCCACTGACGACAACCTCTGGAACCGGACCTGCCCGAACGACCACACCCTCGGTGTGAGTGGCGTCCATGGCAAGATCAACGGCCTGTCCAAGTTCATGGAACTCTCGCTGGTCAGCCTCGGCGCAGCCAAGAATGCCAAGATCGTCGGTCGGACTCAGTCGCGCCTTGGTGCTGACGAGTACAGCCGGCTCGCTGCATCGGGGTTCTCTCCCGATCTCACAGCCTTGTTCGCCACGACGGGCAAGGTCATCACTCACCCACCTCAAGGAGGCCATTCCATGGCTGTTGAAAATCCGCCTGGGCTGGCCGCCGACGCCATCCTGGGTCAGATCACCGCCCTGGCTGCCGCGAACGCGGTATCCGAAGTCAAGCTATCGACCGCCGTCGCCGAGATCACCGCGCTGAAGGCTGCTGCCGCCAAGGCGACCGCCGACTTCGCTGCTGCCAATCTCAAGGTTACCGAGGCCGAGGGCAAGCTCGCCGCCGCCGCCGAGGGCCTGAAACTTGCCGAGGAGCACAAATTGGTCGTCGCCTTCTTGTCCGAAAGTTGCCGCGCCGCCATGGTCGCTTCGGGCACCGCCGCCCCGACTGTCCCCACGGACGTGCCCGGCATCCTTGCCGCGCTCTCCGCCGCCCAGGTCAAGCTGCACCAGCTCCCGAGCGGCCAGCAAGCTGCTGAGGCCACCAATCTCTCCGCCCAAGACGGTGCCGGGTTCTTGCCCCCCTCCGCCTTCACCGTTCGCAAGTAAGGAACCCCGACCATGACCAACATCCTTGGCGCTGGCGTCTCGGTCGAGGGCATCCTCGACCAGGACGTATTCACCTTCAATGCGGCCGCCGACATCCAGACGATGTACGTGACCAACTATGGCCTGCCCGGCGTCCTCTACGGCGAGGTGGCCACGCTCGGCCCCGTGGGGCTGGCCGTGACCTATGATACCACTGCCGACACTCAAGTCCGTCTGGCTCACGATGGCGAGTTCATCGTCGGCGTTATCGAGCAGGTCGAGAACCGGGTCCAGGAAGGTATCTGCGTCTGCGCGGTGCGTATCCGTGGTGGCCTGAAGCTGCCGGTCGCCACCGGCCACACTGTCAACGTCGGAGATATGGTGGGTGGCTGCACGGCATACCCCGGCAACATCCAGACCATCACGCCCTTGACGGGGACCACCGGCCAGTTGGCGAAGTCCAACTTCGTCACCTCGATTGCCACCTATAGCACCGATGGTTGCGCCATCGTGTTGCTGCGCTAAGCGGAGACCACGGATATGAGCGTCGTTACCAAAGACATCTGCGAGCTGGCTCGCAATCGCCGGTCCCCCACCGAGGTGCTCGGCGGCCTACTGGACAAGGACAGTTACAAGTCCCAGCAGGCGGGTCTGAAGCTGTGCTCGGACGCCCGCGACTACGGCCTGAACGTCGGCGACTACCTGACCCTGGGCATCGACCCCAGCAAGAGCGAAGCCGCTCAGGGCCAACGCTACCAAGGCCTGAACGGCCTGGAGGCCTCGTTCGCCCATCTCGGTCTGCCGGTGAAGAATGACCTCGCCAACGGGGCGCTGCTCCAGGCGGCGGCCAACACCTTCCAGACCTACGACGGCACCCGTGCCTTGTTCCCCCCGGTGATCGACGCGATCCTCCGGTGGAAGAACAAGATCAACATGATCGAATATGTCGAGCCCATGCTCGGCAATAGCCGAGGCATCGCCGGCAACGAACTGATCACCACGTTCGTCGAGGACGACACCACCGCCCGCACGACCAACACCATCGCGGAAGGGGCTCCGATCCCGATCAAGACCGTCCGCACCAGCGAGCAGTCGGTGAAGATCTACAAGCATGGTTCGGGCTACAAGTTCACCTACGAGTTCGCCCGTCGTGCCGCCCTCGACATCATGACCCCCTTCGCCGCCCGCGTGCAGCGCCAGTTGGAGCTGTCCAAGGTCATCGCCGCCACCGGCATCCTGATCAACGGCGACGGCATCAATGCCGCCGCCACCGTGGTCAGCTCGACCTCGCAGCTACCCTTCGGCTATTCCTCGGGCTACACCGCCAACGGCTCGATCAACTATAAGGCCCTGCTCGGTTGGCTGGTCAACCGCGCCTCGACCATGTGGCCGGTAGACGTCGTGGTCGGCAACTACGCGATGTATGCCAACTGGCTGCTGCTGTTCACCCCGACCCTGTCGGGTCAGACCTCCGAGGCCCAGGCCCTGGCGGACTCGGGTGTCGGCCCCAACCTCAAGCAGAGCCTGCCGATCCTGCTCAACGGCGTCCGGTTCGTCATCAGCTCGTCCGTCCCGAACGGCCAGTTGATCGGCCTGACCTCCGCCGAGTGCCTGGAGGAGCTGGTCGAGTCCGGTTCGCAGATCGCCGAGAGCGAGCGGTTGATCCGCACGCAGGAAGTCGTCTACGTCCGCACCGAGAACACCGGCTACAAGCTGGTCTTCCCCCAGTCGCGCAACATCATCGACTTCACGAGCTAAAACGACGTGGCAGGGTGCCTGTGACTTTTTGCAGGCACCCTTCACTCTGGAGGAGCGCCATGTCCCTTTCCCTTGTCGAAACCATCGGTGACTTTCAACTCATCGACGATACCCGTCAGCATATCCCGGCGAACCGCCCTGCTGTGGTCGAAATGGGCCACTTCTTCCAGGCCCGTGCCCTGATCGGTCAGCTTCGCCTCGTCCAGGCCGAGCTGAAGCCGACCGCGACCGACGCCGAGTTCCTGACCTACTGGCGGGAAAGCGATGGCGACCGTGATCTGGCCATCGCTAGCTTCGTTTCGGCCTTCGGTCCCAAGGCCGTGGAGCCCGCCGAACCGGAACTGCCCTTGGGCGATCCCGAGGCGGATGCCAAGTCCAAGAAGGCCAAATAAGCCATGCTGAACTTCACCGCCGGTGACGATGTTTCCCTCGTCGTCCCCTTCACGGTCGATAGCGAGTACCAAACTCCCGACACCGGCACGGTGACCTATTCTGTCCGCGACAACACCGGAACCCTCATCACCGGCCTGACCAATATCTCGCTCTACGTGACTTCAGGGATCACCGAGACGGCGATCACCGTCCCGGCGATCAACAACGCCATCAGCCTGCCAACCGAGATCCGCACGCTGATCTGCAGCTTCAAGGTCGGCAGCAAGCCCTACCAGTTCGTCCAAGCCTACCGGCTGAACCCCTGGCTCAATATCGCCATGACCGAAGACGATGTCCGTCGTCAGTTGGGCCTCAGCTCGACCGAGCTGCCCGACGCCGACGTGGACTTCTACGGGGCCTACTACCTGCTCGACGCCCAGATCAACACGATGACCCAATCGACCGGGATGCTTGCAGCGGCGCTCTCCTCCGGGACGATCAACGCCAAGTACGCCAACGACGCCTTGGTCTACAAGGCCGCCTTCGACCTGATGCCGAGCCTTCCGGCTCGCCTCCTGCAGAAGGAGCAGCTCGGTCAGGCCTCCTACCAGCGGTACTCGGGCTTCGACTTTGGGGCGCTCCACGACATGATCGCCGACCTGCTCGAAGACGCCCTGACCAATATCACCGGCATGGCCAGTACCTATCCGTCGCTGCTGACTGTGGGAACTCGACCCGACATCATTAAAGGAACCGGCTTGCCTTGGGCAGCTGGCATCATCACAGGAGTGTGAAATGCCAGAGCTGAGTGAGCTAGGTCAAAAGTTCCGCCAGCGGCTCCGCACCGTCGATGGCCGCCACTTCTACGGTGCGATCTCGCTGCTTCCTGAGACCGCTGGCAGGGGGAACACTTTCTACACCCCCCGTCGTGTCCTCAACGTGCGCCCTTCCTGCGGGATCAACGCGGGTGACATGATCTACGACACCTCCGGTCGGGTCATGCTCGCTGCCTGGGCTGGTGACGACGAGGCCCAAGGGGCCTTCTCGGCGCTGTTCAAGCTGTTCGATCTCGACCAGCAGCTCGTCTGGAGCCGCTCAGTCACCGTGGCCGACCCGGTCACTGGCCTGATGCGGGATACTACGTCCCAGGCGCTCGGCACCTTCTGGGGCACCCTTGAGTTGCTCGGCCCTGATATCACCAGTCTCTCGGCGCTGAGCCGCTACCGTGTGCTGTGCAGCGCGGCGATCCAGCTCAACGACCGCATCAACGGGACCTTGACCGTTCGCCGGATCGAACATGCCATGGGGATCACCATCGCCGAGGTGGCGTGATGGTCGCCAAGAACTGGGACGGCGCAGCTTTCAAGGCGCTTATCACCAAGAAGCTCGACGACGCCGTCGACCGTAAGCTCAAAGACATCGCCGCGATTGCCCGCGAAGCGGCTAACACGCAGGCTCAACTCTTCTTCATCGAGCTGGTCGCTCTGGTCAACTCTCATATCAACGCTCCCCCTGAAGAGCTGATGCCCTATGGAGCCGTCTGGGAGGACCTGCTTGAGCCTTACCGAGAAAAGAAGATGAAATTCTTCGGCTCCCAGGCCTTCTTCGACGCTAGCGGTCGCTTAGTTGAAAACATTGAGAACATCACCAACAAGGTCGCTCAAGTCTTTGGCAACCCCACCTCCAGGCAGGCCGTCAGCGTCACACAGGCGAGGGACGGTACCTTCAGCATCCTCATCGACCCGTTCCCGCGCCTCAAAGAGGACACCGACAAGGGGGTCACCCGCCTCGTGGCTGACGCCATGACAGGTGACATCGATTACTGGAAGCTCATCAATTCCTATGGTGTGATCCGCCCGCTCATTCTCCCCTTAATCAAGTTCTACGCTCACGTCGAGATCCCCAAGGCTATTGACGACGCGCTTGAAGCCCAAGGCTATAAGGTGACCCATGGCTGAGTTCAACAACGTCTATGCGAGTCTCTCGAACTTCCTCCAGACCTTCATCACTGGGCTCTCCTACTCGGCAACCTTCATCGACTTCGACCAGTACACTAGCCTGGACATGTTGCCAGTGGAGAACATTGTCGGCATGCGCGGCTTTACCGTCGACAGCGGGCGCGTGGTCATGGACGTGAAGGTGATGTTCTGCGTCGCCACGGTCGATGATCAGTCGATGTTCGCCCACCGCGACATCCTCGACCAGCTCTTCACCCTCTGCCAGCCGACCAACAGCGTCCCCTACGTCGATGCCAATACGGGGGATGTCCTTGGCCAGTTCACCATCGCCGCAGGGACGGCGATCCTGCCGGTCCACCGCTCAACCTCGCGGACCTTTCAGATGCTGATGGTCAACCTTTTGGCTGACCGCCAACCAGCTCTTTGAAGGCATCGACATCGACGTTGCGCTCCATCCTCAGGTAGGTCTTGAGGATGAAGACGATCTCACCGCTCAGTGAGCGGCAGTTCTCCCGCGCCCGGTACTCAAGGCGCTGCTGCAAGTCGTCATCAAGAAGAACAGACATCTTAGGCATCTGATAAACTCCGAATAATTCCGCTTTTATCTCACGACGTACCATAGCACCCATCGCTGTACAAGAGGAATACAGAATTTCTCTTACCTATTCGGGAGCACATCATGTCGAACTTCGGCGTCGCAAAAACTGGTACCTTCATGCTCGGCGAGGCGACTGTGATGGTTGGTGCCTATGGTGCCAACGGCGGTGATTCCGATCTGTTCAAGCTCAACGGCCCCCAGCACGGCCTGGGCCTCGTCAAGAACTTCCAGCTGAAGTACGATACCGGCTACGTCAACCTCACGCAGGGGCTGCAGAACAACATCGTCGACAGCGCGATGAACAAGTCCGAGCTGTCCTGCTCGTTCGAGGTTTACGAGTACAGCGCCAAGAACATCGCTTACGCGCTGGGCCAGAACGGCTCGCTGCTGACCAACGCCGCCGTGGCCACCACGGTGAGCACCGCCGAAACCACCGGCACCTATGTCAGTCCCGACATGAGCCTGTCGGTGACCTCGGCCACCAGCCTCACCGCTGGCAGCTGGATCATCGTGCAGGGTGCGACCCAGGATCAGATCTATGTCGACCTGATCGCCTCGGTCTCCACCAACGTGCTGACCCTGACCTACGGCATCCCTGACAGCCTCCCGGCTGGCGCGATTGTCCGTCTGGCGCCTCCGCAGGCTCTGGCTTCCACCGTCGACCAGCCCTACCTGTCGATGGCCGCCGTGGGCGCCCTGCGCGACGGTACCCTGGTCCGGATCAACATCCCGAAGATCAAGATCACCAAGGGCTTCAACCTGCACTTCGACACGAAGAGCTATGGCAACATGCCCTTCGAGGCGACCGTCTACAACCCGGTCCAGACCGACACCTACTACTCCCTGTTCTCCACCCAGGCTGCCCAGCTTGTGATGGCGTAAGGAAAAGACAAGGCGCTCCTCCAGAGACCACACGCCCTTGTCTTAGAAGCCACGATGAGATATTCTCTCATCGTGGCTTTTTCTCTGGAGATTTACTAGTAATGTCTGATGAAACTCTTTCGGTGATCGTCGACGGGGCTCCCGTCGATCTGTTCATGTCTTATGGCCTGCTGACCGAGCTGGCCCGCACGGTGTCCAGCATCGATGCCATCGCCTCCCTCGACCTCGACAACGATACCCGTGACGCATTCCTGGGCTCCGTTCTCGCCGACCGTACCAAGAGCGGGAAGGTGAAGACCAAGCGCGCCCTGGACGAGCTGGACATCAGCCTCGAAGACGTCGAACGGACCTTGAACTGGGGGAAAGAACACTTGCTGGGTTTTTTCTTGCGGCGTGTCGAGAACGCCCAAGGACACGCGGCAAAGATCAACGCGGTGCTGGAGCCGTTCTCCTCGGCTGGTATTCAGGCCTAACTTTTGAGGGCGCGCTGTGCTGGGCATTCGAGACGGTGCCCAGCCGCCTCCCCAAAGTCTACTGGGCCAACAGTCGAAATGATCTGCGGTCGAAGATAGCTATGAAGCTCGGCTTCGAGCACATGAAGGTCGTGCAGGAATACGACAGCTTCGCCCGGATCGTTTCGCTGGCCCTCGGCGGCAGCGACGGCGAGGTGGAAGACACGACACCGAACGATATGGCGTCAGCACAAATGATGTTCAGTGCTTTGATGAGAGGTTAGCAACATGGCTGACGAGAACAGTGCAGGTCAGATTGAACTAGATGCTGTTGTCACCGGCCTTGAGGAGCTTGACACCCTTGAGCAGGGCCTAGGGAAGGTTGCTGTTTCCGCCGACGCCGCCACAGAGGCCTTGGGCGCAGCCTTCGGACCTCCCACGGAGAAGGTGGCGGCCCTCACTCAGGGTGTTGAGGCTCTCAACAACCAACTGGCTCAAGCTCAGAAGACCCTGGCGGAGCTTCATCGGGTCAAGGAGGATGACCGGGGGACTGCCGCCAGCGTAGCTGCTCGGCAAATGGGCTCGGCCAACTCAGGCCGCAACTCACTTCAGAACCAGGACCGCTCCGACGCCCGTGCGAACAACGCAGCCTATCAGCAGTCCCTGGGCCGTCAGAATGCTCAGGCCATCAGCAAGACGATTGCCTCGTCTACCGAGGCGATGCTTACCCAGACGATGAAGCTGTTCGTCGATGGCCTGCGGAACACGCTGCTGAAGTCGCTGGACGTTGTCCGGGAGGCGACCAACGCAGCCAAGTTGGAAGGTCTTGGGAAGGGGCAGAGCAAGCAGTTCGAACGGAAGCTCAATGAGGTTGACCCCGATGTGTTGCGTTATCGACGCAACGGTGTCGACCCAAACTCGACCGACCTCAACCAGCTCGGGAAGATGAAGATCGCCGCCGGCTTGGACCAGCAGGAGGCCATCGGTGCCGCTGACCCGCTAAGGATCAAGGCATATACCGAGGACCTCTTTGCCGTCGAGACCCAGATCAAGGCTGTGACGGAGGCTCAAAAAGAGGAAGCTCAGGTCAACAAAGAGTCCGCTGCTGCTTGGAACGAGTACGAGCAGGAACGACTTGCCTCGGCGAAGAGCTACTTCAAGGAACTCGACGCCAACGCGAAGATGGTGGCGGCCGATCAGGAAGCTGCTGAGAAAGCGGCAGCCAACGCGGCTCGGCCTCAACAGCAGATCGACCTTAACAATAACCGTGGCGCGGCCCGTGCTGCTTCCGCTACGTCTCCGATTGCTGAGGCTCAGACCCTCCTGGCTACCGAGAAGAAGAACCTTGATGTTCTGGCGGAGAATTCCCTGGAGTGGGATCTTCAGGCCGCTAAGGTCAAGGATATGACCCTCCAGGTTGAGAAGCTAGCCGAAGCCAATAAGGCCGCTGCCAAGGCCAATCGCCCCCCGCCCCAGCAGGAAAGCGTCCAAGACCGCTTCGGACGCCACTCTTCGAATATGGCCGACTATATGATCTTCGGCTCAATGTTCGGCGGTATTACCGAGACCGTTCGCAGCGTCGTCGAGTTGGACAAATCGTTCGGCGAATTGCAGGCGCTGACCCAGGCGTCTAACAGCCAGATGAAGGACCTGCGGACCACCATCGACGGTGTGGCTGCGTCCAGCAATCAGTCCGCCAAGGATATTGTCGAGGCGACCATCGTCCTCGGCAAGTTCGGTTTCACCGCGACCCAGGTCCAGGACAGTTTGAAGGGGATCACCGACTTCTCGTCGGCCACCCGTATGAAGCCTCAGGAAGCCGCGACCATGCTGACCGGCGTGGTGGGCGCTTACGATATGCCCAGCAGCAGCACCGGGCAAATCGCGGACCTCGCAACCGGCACCATGGCCAAGAGCCGGCTGACTTCCGAGGCACTGAAGTCCGGGCTCAGCCTGACTGCTGAGGTCGGGGCCGAAGCCAATGTCAGCCTCAAGGAGCTGATCGGCACGATGGCGCTGGCCGCCGACGCTGGCGTCCGCATGCAGGACCGCTTCGGCACGGGGCTGCGCCAAGCCATGCTGGCGATGGCCAATCCGACCGAGGCCTTCACCAAGGAGCTGGCTCAGGTCGGGCTCAACTCCGACGCCGTCGACCTGAAGGCCAACGGCCTGATCGGCGCTTTCAAGAACATGCACGAGGCCGGGCTCACCTCGGCTCAGGCGATGAAGATCATGGGGGCGGAGGGCGCGGCCCTCTACAACGCCCTCGGAAAGAACATCGAGCACGCCGACGAGTTCATCGCCACCATGGGTCAGCAGGGGGCCGCTGCCGACGCTGCCAAGCGTAACCTCGATACCCTCGCTGGGTCCTTCGAGCGCCTGGGCAACACCTGGGCGACCACGCTTCAGAATGCGGCGATGCCATTAGGTGAGGTTCTCAAGGGCCTCGCCAATCTCACCAGCGGTATCCTGTCGGCAGCCAATAAGTTCCCGGCTCTCACCAGCGCGGTAGTCGATGCCGGCGCGGCGTTCGGGTCGATGAAGCTGGCGGCTTTTACCTTAGAGCTGATGGGCGCCGGGACAGCAGTCACTGAGGCCGCCACGGCGCTGAAGACCCTTACCGCTGCGAAAGAGGTTGAGACGGTTGTCGAAGGGGTCGGAGTGGCCGCCAAGGAGGCCTCGGTTGGCTTCGGAGGGATGCTCCTCGGTTTGGTCAAGAGCCCGAGCGTCATCACCGTGGTGGTTACAGCCGTCGCCGCCTTGGCCATGGCGATCTCTGCCCTCTCGGGGAAGTTCCCCTCTCTCGATGATCAGATCGATGCGGTGAAGGGTAAAATCTCCGAGCTGAAGTCAGGGATTGAGAGCGCAGAAAAGTCTGTTGGCGCTATCGATGCGGCGATCCTAAAGCTGGCCGCCGAGGGTGAGAACTTGAAGGACCCTGTCAAAGAGGTCGCCAACCTCAATGAGCAGTTCGGCTCCCTGGGGCTCCATATCTCTGGAGCTGTCACCAAGACGGACGATCTTATCTCTGCGCTGGAGAAGCTGAAGGGCTCTACCGCCGGGGAGATCGTCATCAAGACCCGCGAGCAGGCGGATCTACTGGGGTCCAAAGCCGAGCTGGATCAAAAGGCAGCCAACGCGGCTTTCGCAGCCTCCAGCACGACGGTCGGCGGCTATGCCAACAAGCTGTCCGACGACGACAAGAACAAGCAACTGATCTACGATGCAGCCTATTCCATCCTCAAGGCTCAGCCGGCGAAGGACAGCACACCAGAAAGCAACGCGGCTAACTCCGAGATCCTCGGGAAGCTTTATGCCGACTTCTCCAAGCGGGCCAATGATGCCACCACCCCTGAAGATAAGGATGCTCTTCGGGCAACGGCGACCGAGCTGAACGCCGCGATGGGGAAGCTCACCGCTCTGGCCAACATCCCCGCGCAGCAGAAGGCCCTCCTCCGTACTGCCGACGAGCAAGCCGCCGGTCAGCCTATCGTTGCCCGCGCTGATGCTCTCTTGGTTGAGGCCAAGACCGAGCAAGCCGCTGCTAACAAGCCTGGAGATATCCACGAGACTGACCCTGATGCCCTTCGTAAGCTGGCCCAGGACCGCCTCGATCAGTTCAATTCGAAGGCCGGTGACACCATCAAGAACCTTGAGGCGTTCATTAAGTCCCAGGAAGATGTCACCGACAAACCGATCGAATACGCGGGGTCGGCGGAGGCTCTGGCGAAGCTGAAGACTGCCCAGCAGGAGCTGGTAGCGAAGACCCTGACGGCGACGGCCGACGCACTGACCTTTGACAAGCTCATTGACACCAAGGCTTCGACAGCCAACAGCCTGACGGCGGCGGACGACATTGGCCAGATGTCGAAGGCCAAGACCAAGGCCGTGGTCGATGCCTTCCTCAAGGATGCGACGGCCAAAGCCAATGATAACTTGGCGATTGCCTTGAAGCAGGCCAACGACAACTACCAGAAGGATATCCTCGCCAACCCCGGCGCGGACACCCGTGGCGCAGCGGCCAACCGGGACACCGCGATCATGGCAGCTCAGGCTGCGGCCAAGCAGCAGATTGATGGCTACCAGCGGGATGCTGAGACCCGGAACGACGCTATCGACGCTGCCGCCCTGTCGATCAAGCAGCAGACCGACCAAGCCGCTGTTAGCGATGCCAAGGCCACCCTCGACAACATCATGCGAGCGGCCAAGGATGCCGAAGCTACACCCACAGAGATCCAGGGCAACCTTGGGAAGCTCAAGAAGGCTGTTGACGATTACATCAACGACTTGATCGTCGTCGCCAAGGATGAGGTGCTCTCCCACAAAGGCTCCCCGGCCGAGCTGAAGTTCAAGCTCGACAAAATCAACGAGGAGAGGACGAAGCTCGAAGAGGAGCAGGCTGACCTTCAGAAGGCTGCCGACCTCGGCCCCAGCCAGACCTCAGTAAAGAAAGGGATCGACGCGGATGTTACCACCGCGACGAACCAGTTCGATCTGCGCAACTTCCAGATCAACAAGACGGCGGTGGATGCTCAGCTTGAGAATGCC